CCAACACTCAGTCCTTCTTCAATCATCACAGGGTCCGGCGTCGGCCTTCCCATGATCTCGGGAGGGGAGTCGGCAAAATCCATGAAGACGACCTTGCGACTGCTATTGACCCTCGTCCGCATTACGGACTGTTTCGTTGCTACCGGTAAATCGAGTATGGGCATCCTTCTCTAGCCGCCTGAGAAACTCATAGATATCTCGCACACCCTGGTGCTGTCCTCCGCGATGCATTCTCTCGTCAGGGTCGACCCCGGCACGCAACGTGTTCAGAGCTTCCTGGCCGGTACCGTTCACCCTCTCCAAAACCTCGCGAAGGATGAGGTCCCAACCAGGGTGCAGGCTGACCTCCAGTATTTGCTGCCAATCCTCGTTACTGTGATTCACGCCGCCTCTGTTCTTCGGTGAGCTTGTGCAACCCCACGCCTGTACCACCCAAAGCCAGCCATCGCTGAATCATCAAGTCGTCAGGATCGAAGGCGACATAGTTGTGGGTCAGCTCTTCCTCGGGTGTCTCAATCAGCTGAAACTTCACGTCAGGAACTTTTGCCTGCTGTTGCTGCAAAAACTCCATCGCTTCTTTCCGAGAAGTGAACGAGCCGGACAACCAGTTCGAAGTCCAGGGGATACCCGAGTCTGGATTGATTCCTTTGACTGTAAATGGTTGCCGAGACCCCTGATCGCGATACTTTACCCCTTTGATGCCTGCGTGCAGCATATCCATCGATGCCGCCTCTCCCGCCGCCTCATCGGTCATCCCGCTTGCTCGCAGATTTTGCTCAATAGCGTGGTGGATGTCTATGCCCGTAGCCTCGGGATTGATCGCCCACGACCCGCCTGTTGCTTGCGCCTCGTCGAGATAAATGGTGAGTTCTACTTCGGCTGCATCGAGATCAAGCCAATCCTGCGGAGTTCTTTCTGGATATTTGTATTGTGAGGTTCTCCAATCCCATTGCGGGCCCCCGAGCTTGTCATTTGCTGCCTCGATCTTTGCCTTCAATTCCTCGATGCGCTTCATAACCGCAGGATCGTCGGTTTTCCAACGCAACACCGACTCGGTATCCTCCAGGTGTGCGCGGCCGCTCGACGGCGCGATGCTCCCCCGGTACACCAGCTCAGTTAGCGAGTCCTGGATCTCCTCGCTTTGCTCGGAAAACGGCAGATCGTGGTGCAGAAGATCCTCTGGTGATACCTGGTAATCGATCTCTGCCATTGCACCCTTACGGTTGAACGTTGGCGCGATCTCTTCATTAAACCATTTCAGTGCCTCGTCAGAATAGCTGCCCAACTCCGCACGTTCTTCGATGCCCATCAGGTCGCCATCGATCATCAGGTCTTCCAGCACCTGGCGTTTTTCGTTAGCAAGGTCATGAGCCCTATAACCTTGCTCCTGAGCTTCGACCGTCCGAGGAAGACGCGGCCAGGCAACGTCGGCTTCATGTTCCAAGTCTTCGTAAATCTTCAAGACCGGCGTGTCCCCAACCATCATCTCCGTGTCATATTCCACACTGCGATCACGATACCCTCGCGGCACGTCCACCTTGCCACCCGTATAGTGTCCTGCACCGCGCACCATCGCTCCTTCACCGCTACGGAACCTCTCATTGCTGAAACGACCCAGGGGGAAGCCCTCTTCAGGCGCAAACCGTTCTGGTGTGCCGTGCCAGGAACGTATACCCTTCGTAGGTGCTTTCTTTCCTGCACCGATTGTCCTTGCCACAAAAGGTGCCGCAGCTCCAAGCATCGGCGCGCCGATGTCGATCGCGTGCTCGATCGGGTTGGCTGTCTCGGGCAGGAACCCTGCCAGGTCGCTACCCAGGTCGCGAAGGTTATAGGCACCCTCATCGGTGCCGATCGTCGTCCGTATCAGGGGAAGAGCTGGCAGCTGCTCAGCCAGAGCCTGTATCGCCGTCATCAGGTTATAGCGTCCCGCCTGGGGATCATCAGGATCGATTTTGTTTGGATCAGCCAAGTTGTGGAGGTCCTCCACCTGTTCCATTACCCTGGGTTTGCGCCTGGTAGGTCTGTGCGAAGTTGCTGACGCCACCCTCCGTAGGTATCTGTGCCGCAGCTCGGTTTGCCGTGTCCGCTGCCTGGGGCATCCCCCCGCCGCCCTGCTGCTGTGGTCCGGCCATCTGCTGCTGTGCAGCCTGCTGCTGCATCATCTGCTTCTGCTGCATGGCCTGCTCATGCATCTGATAGTGTTCGCTGATCGCTCGCTCAGCGTTAGGCTCCTCTAGTGCCGACCACATCGGCCCATTCAGGAACTCCGTGATCTTGTCCATGTGATCCTGATCGTTGTCAGCCGGATTGACGGGAGCTGGTGCTCCCGGTCCGAAGACGTGCTGGATCATCTGCGCGTTTTCCTCATCCTGACTCTTGGGCGTACCTGCCGACACCGCATTGTGGGGACCGATGAAGGCTTCGATCTCCTGTTCGCGATATCCCATCGATCGCAGCAGCTCGGCGGTGACCTCCCACAGTCTTCCCATATCCTGGCTGACCAGGGGGTTCTGTCCGAGAAACTGGAAGGCTTGCGAAGCACGCTGAAACCTGTTCTGCTGAGCCATCATTCCGACGTTGGCACCAAGCCTGAAGTCGTACATCCCTCGGAACCAGAGGTCGTCTCGCGTCAGATTCTCGCGGGAGATCGAGGACCGCTCGCCCTCCAGCCTGAAGGACCTCTCCTGGGGTCCCCACTGCATCTCCAGGTTGTATATCAGCCGGGCCAGGAACGAGAAGGACTCGGCATCCTGCGACAGGGGCTGAGCCAGCCGAGCTTCAGCTTCGGCCTTGGTACCCAGGAAGCCGGTGGCGTGACGTGCCGACGCCCCCGATTGGGGAGAGATACCCAAAAACAGGTCGGTGATGCCCATCACACGCTCGATGATCGTCAGGAGGAGGCTCTCCTCCTGGTGGTAGAACGAGGTGACGTTCTGCACCTGGGGTGCGACGATATCCCTGGGGTCATCGACGGGCACCAGCTCCAGGGGTCTGAGGGTGATGTCATTGGGGTTGATGTAGCTGGAGGCGCGAACGAAATACCACGGAAGGTTCGTTGCCGTACCCACGTCGACGCGCATGTTGTGGATGGTGTCCAGCTCCTCGGAGAGGTGCTCGACGATCTCCATCACGCCCATGGAATAGAATCGGTTGCTGATGGTCTGGTAGTGCAGCTCCAGCAACGGACGGTCGCCGGTCCACATCAGGTCCGTCAAAAGAAAGCCGCCGAGGAAGATCCTGGGGTTCTTCACAATGAAGAACACCATCTCCTCATCCTCGCCGGTGTCAGGGTGGGGATAGGACCCGTAGTAGGTCAGGACCTCAAACTCGGGGTTCTGGCGACTCTCCGGCGTTGTCGCTCGGGACTGCGACCTGTTGATGCCGTCCATATTGTCCTGAAGCCGCGTGCGAGCATTGTTCTGGCCCCCGCCCTCAGTCTGTCCGGCGCGGGTCTGGTCGGAAGCATTGTCGATCCACCATTCCTCATCGCGGTCGTCAGCAAACAGCTCGGAGTAGGTTCCAGCCGCTTCCTTCTTCCGCATCTGCGACAGCGTTTCGTGGTGCCGCACATAGACCCAGTCCGCTCCACCGGGATTTTTCAGCCGGAGGGGCTGGAGGTTCATGCATCCAATAGGGGCGACGACATCGTCCCACTCCAGGGGATACATCACCGGACCCCGGTAGAGGGTGCCCTCCTCAATCTGCGACTCCTGCTGGTCTCCAGGCAGCTCAACAGGCTCGCCGGTCTCCTCATCGATCGCGATCTCATCGCCATACTGCACCGGCTCCAGCAACGGGTTGACGACCCGATAGCGGTAGGTGTCGTTGACATAGCTGACGAGGGAAACGGAACTGCCGTGGATAAGTCGAATTTTCGAAGCGCGGGACCACATCTCGCGAGCATTGGCTCGCTTGGGCTGGAGGTGCCACTCGACCAGTTGCGCGGAGTCTTTCGCCACCTCCTGATCGTCGTTCTCTTCCCAGACAGCCTGAACGAGCGGCGTCTGTGCCCACATCGTATGAACGAGGCGAGCATTCAGCGCGTCGACGAGCCAGTAGGGCATCTGAACGTGAAGGTGAGATGATCCCGGCCAGGGTCCCTGGCGTTTGGCAAACTCCTCAACCTGACCTCGGAACATCTGATCGTAGGTCTTGTGCTTTCCGGCCCACACTTCGCGAGCAATGATGCCGTCCTCATAGACACGGACGCACATCTCCGCGATCTCCTCCTGCTCTTCTTTGGAGTATTTGAGCGGCTCGGGATCGGGAAAGGTCGGAGCCTGCCGGATGTCGACAGGTTCCTCTGTCATGGCGAGGGGGTCCAACGCCTCATTCATCAAGTCGGAGATACCCAGGCCGGACAAAGCACCCTGGATGTCGCCCCCAAGCTGATCTGGAGGTAGTGCCATAGCTACGTGCCAAAAAAAGCCTGGCCGCTGCACGGAGAGGTGCAGCTCTCGCTACGGCAACGGCCAGGCACAAAAAAAACGACCGCAAACGTACAGATCGGGGATTTGCCGATCTGCACATCGGTCGTTCTTCAAGCAGGCGAAGGGAGGTGATTCCTCGCCACGGGGGTTTGCGCGAATATAAAGCTATTCGCTACCCGTTGTCAACACTACTTCAAAAGGCCCTCTTTTTTCATCCACCTTTCAGCCTGCGTCCACACGTCGCCCAGGCGATTTCGAAAGATCTGCTGACCCTCCAGGTCATTGACGATCGCTGATCCGCAATATTCACAACTTGAGTAGTCCCGACCGTCATCGCCGCGCACACCCTTCCAGTTGCACGTGGAACTTGTGCAACTCTTCAGGTGGAGGGCACAGTCCAGGAGCGCAAATCGGGAATTGTCTTTGATATCCTCTTCAAATCCCGACCAATCCAGGTTGTCATCGAGGTCTCTGAGCGTCATAGGTAAAATTATTTGTGATTAGATAAGAAAATTTATGCCGGTGGCCGGTCGGGTCACATGCCGGCCACCGGCATGTGACCCGAAATGACGCTTTTTTGCCTGTTTGCTGTCAATTTCGATCACAATACCTAAGAATAAGGGGACCCCCTTATTCTTAGGTATATAATCCATCTAATATCCCCCGTTTTCTGCGCGGTTAGCGCACGAGTCGCATTGGTAGCCTAGCGCACGGTCTGCCCGTGTCAGTCGGTTGGGTGCTTTGCAGTTGGGGCAAGACAGGTTGCGAGGGTTGTCCTTGCTGGCGGCGCGGAGTGCGGAGTTTCCACCAGGATCTGCGAACTCAGACCTGTCGTCTGGGTACATCCACCTGTCGTCTGGGTACATCCACTCTGCCTCCTTCACGTCAGTATCCACTGTTTGCCGACCCCTGCCATTCATGCGCCTTCTTTGGGGTTCGACTCCCCCTCCACGCCATAGACCGATCAAGGCCGTTGACGGCAAGCCAGACGGGGACGATATATTTCGGCTCCGACCTCTGAATAGCCTGGTCAGCCAGGTCAGTCTTGAAGTTTACGCCACTGCTGAGCGTTATCAGACGGCGTTGGGCATTGCTACCCAACGATGATCCGAAAATCGGAAGGTTCGTACCGGGGTAGTGCAGCTCATCATCGAGCATCCTGTTGATGTCCTTCCGCGCCTCCTCAATATCGACCTTCACATCGCGAACTCCCGCACGGTAGATCGTCGACACAAACGTCGGAAACCGCTCCCGAAGCATCGGCACCGGCTCATCAGCATAGTGACTGAGACCCTCAATCCGCTTGAGACCATCGACCAGGGCGGCGGGATCATTGGGACAGAAGACCATCGACGCCAGATACTTGTCCTTCAGCCGGATCGCCTCCAGGTAGATGTCCGAGGCGATCGTAGACTCGGTCTCGTCGATGATGATATACTGACGCTCCGGCAGCATACTGTCATCCTCACCATACCAGCAACGCTCAGCAGCGACACACAGGTAGGCATAGCTGGACTGACCATAGTCCGTCGGAGCAGGAAAGCCGACACCGAGGACGGTGCGCCGGACGATATGGCTGAAATGCTGGTCGCCAGCCTGGAAGAGCAGCTCCACACCCTCATCCCCGAGGTTGCGAGCAGCCAGGAACATCACCTCTGCTTCAGCCATATATCAACCCCTTCTCAAACAAGGTCCAGGACACCGATGTTATGAATCGACCGGTCATAGGTCGGATGTGTCGTATAGCTGATATCCTGACTCGACCCCCACGTCGCCATAGCCAGGGCAACGACGATATCGATCGGCTTGCTCTGCTGCTGCTTCACAATCCGGTATCCCCGCTCCGACGTCTTCGCCGCACACCAGGAAAACTGATTTCGAACGGTAGCATCCCTGTAGAGCAGGAAGTCACCACGCTGCATCAGCATCTGCAAATTATTGCCGATGGCGACCATAAACTCACCACTCTGATTTACCTCCTGAAGCTGATGGGCAAACCCACCCTCAGCAAGACGCTGTGCTTCAGCCGCCCACTGGTGAGGATCAAACCAGACACCAGCAACACGCTCCTTCTCCAGGAGCTCCCGAACATAGGCAGTGACAGCAGGAATGTGAACCGGAGGCTCCCAACTCTTATGGCAGAATAGAACGTGCTTGTTCCACTCCTGGTGGCGGTAAACGCCACAGACGGCAGACGTATCACGCTTGTAGGCAATGTCAACTCCGATATGCAAAATAGGTGCAACGCTATCCATCACTTTTTCCCCTCTACCACCTGAAAACGACCAAAAGTGCCGCCGATCTTCTGCTGCGGGCGCATCTCACACACACCCGCCGACCAACCCGCAACATTCACCAGGTTGACGACCTGATTCACCGTCAACGCACCCGACATATACTCGATGCTCAATTCAGCCTCCCACTCCGGCCAGAAGGCACGATATCGCAAGTCCGCGACACCACTGGCATTCCTGACCGGGTCCTCACGCATCGTCGGCTCATGATCACTCTCGATCTCGACATGCTCACGATCATCAGCACATCCCAAAACAAAGAACATCTGCCGAGCCTCAGACATCGACAGGCCCTCGACAACACGACAGCCATTGACCATAGCCTGCTTGAAAGCGATAGCCGGTATCCCATACCTCCGAAGCTCAGGGTCCCCGATAAAGTAGATGCTGCCATGAAACTCCCGCTCGGGGTCCTTGGGCTTCCGCACACGCGACTTCTGGCGATGAGCATCAGCCATCTGCCGCCGCCTGTCCTCACCAAACCTGTGCGTCAACAGACCAGGAGGCAGAGAACGCACACGCACAGACAACACCTCAACACTGATCTTCGGAACCCTCACAACGACACCAAAGCAAACGCCGGATCACCATCGACAATACGCTCCGTATAATCCTGACGCATATTCTCAGCCTCCAAAGCAGCAGCAGCAGCCAACAACTCATCAGGGATACGCTCAAGATGCCGATCGTGCTGACCGTGCTCGGGAATATTCACCTCAGACAACGGAAGCATCGCGCGATGCATATGACGACCCATAGCACCCAAATCCGTGAAAAACGTCACCACACAATGACCGACACCCAAAGCCGACACGAACTCGACCCCACTCTCCACACGCACAACCTGAGGAGGGATCTCACAACCATCCACAGTCCCGCGAACACGGTAACAGGCACCAGGCTCAAGCTGCTCAGGACGCGTAACAGCCACACTAGGCGTAGACATATCCCTAACCCCTCCCCCGACGACCACGGTGATAGCGACCGTGACACGTCTGACAGAGCACCACAACGTCCCTGAACAGATGCTCACGAAACAACGACCGGTAATGCCGATGATGTACAGCCAGATTCTTTCGGGCATTACACAACACACACGACCGATACACCCCAAGAGCACCATTCCTGACCCTGCCAAAATGCTCCGACTTCTCATACTTCGACCGATCCCCACGATCCGGCCTGTTCTCACACGACAACAACCGCAAAACAACATCCGTATCCAAACCACTGGACATCGGATCAACCTCAACGACATACGTGCCCGTCTCCAACAAAACAACACCTCCAGTGCAGTGAAGGTCGATTACTCATACCTGTGCCAAGACTGATAACCCTCCTCAACACCCCTCCAGGCCTTCTCGGCCTTCGTAGATCCACTCCCATTATTCGACTTCCGACTAGCCCAACTAGCCCTAGCAGCCACCTGCCTCCTGGGGTTAGGCAACCACTCCCGCCACTTCTCGTTGCACAAAACCGCAAACGTCCTCCCAACAACGCGAACATCGAGAAGACCCCCACGCACCGCATCCCGAACAGCCTGACCACTACACCCCTTCATCTTGCTCGCCTCTGTCACACTCACCAGATCCACAATCCACACACCC